CCGGCCGGCATGTGGTTCCAAAGTTAGGAGTCTTCCATGAGGATGAAAGAACGAATTAAGAAGGTATTAAAGATAGGAGGAGATACTTCTCCTCCGAAATTTATGTACCCTCCCTTCGTTCAATCTAATCATTCGAAGAAATCGTTGAAGGAACTTCTCTTCAGCGAATCCTTTTCTTTAGAATTATCAGTCAGATCTTCTCTTATCCTTGCCATATTTATCCTTACGGGTATCTATGTCTTGGTTGGAGGAAGTCCTTCTGAATTAGCGGAACTTGTAATCCCGCTTCTCAATGTGTTCATGCGAGTTTGAGATGAAAATCCCAACTTCTGAAGTAGATTGGCAGAAACTTTTGGTTACTCCGAAAGGAGTGAGGAGTTTGTTTAGAGATACCGATGTGGTCTCGATGTATGTTAGCACACGTGACGCTACTCAAATTGTCTTTGAGGACGTTCCTTTCCGGAATGTTCCTCTTAAACGATTCTTTGTAACTGCCGCGAGTGTTAAAGACGTCAAGATTTTCATCAGCCTCTCTATTATCACCGGTGATTCTAAGGGATTCAAATCAAAGTCGTTTCTCGTAAGATGGAAGTCCTATTTTATCGACCGTAAGGCCGGTACTATAAGATTCTTCTATCGACCGAATTGCGTCTTTATTATTATCCCAGGGAATGCCGTTGATCGACTAGCCCCTCTTATACCATTTAATGATTCTGCCTTCATCCGCGCTAAGAATAACCTCTTGCTTAGTGCGAATGGCTTCTGGGCTAACCCTTTCGGGAAGTCCGGAACAAAGCACGGCTTCAGTGGATTGCCGAGATCTCGAGATCCAATTCCGAATGTCGAAGAGACTGTATATGACCAAGAGTACTCTAATGGTGTCCTTGTTGATTCTTCATCAAGGTCCATTACGACTCGCGGTCATGTTATAGTTTCAACGACTACTCCGGGGTTTAGGTCTCTAAAATCTCGTTTGCTTCCGATTAATCCTTGGAACTTTGCAATCTTCGCAACTGATGATTTGCCAGGTAGTCATCGTTTGTCATTTGTAGAAATACCAGTGACTCACAATTTCTATTTTGGCAGTTCAGCAGGTACGTACTTTGCACCGCCGGGTCTGTCTTACGACAGTAACCTAAAAAACAAGGCTATCTCTAAGTTAGAGGACAGGGCTCACTCATCTATTTCTGCCAACATCGCCCAAGATATTTTCCAACTCCATCAGCTTAAGCGACTTGTCGCTTCGACTGGGAAGAGAATGGTTTTATCTTTGACGAAAATTGACAGACGTGATTATGTGGGCGCTATCGCTGCCTTAGGACTTTACAGTGTTAAGGACATCGCTCTTGTAAAGAAGGTTACATCCGCATTGAAGACTACAGCCCAAAACTGGCTGGAAATTCAGTACGCTTGGAAGCCTCTTCTCAAGGATATCGATGGCCTTATTAGTCTATTAAACCAGACTATTGCCGTAAATCCGCCTGTTTTGACGGTTCGCTCTAGGAGCCGACTAGAAAAGAGATATACCTTAGATCAAGGTCCTTTCTTTCCTAGCGGAAATGTCATTCCAATGGAGGTAATTGAGCAACATTCTGTAAAGATTGTTGTTCATTATACCATTCATGACAAGCTCCGTACTTATGTCCAACAACTCGGTCTTACTAACGGAGTTAACTTGGCATATGAGGTACTCCCGTTTAGTTTCGTAGCTGACTGGTTCTATCCTTTAGGTCCATACCTCGAAAGCCTTACGGCTTGGGAGGGATTTACTTTTAAGGATGGTTCCATAACTCAGACTGTGAAGCAAAACGTTTCGTCTTACTTTGAAGAGACCCATGATTTTGGCAGTAATGTGCAAGTTAAATCTGGCGGCTATCGACGGTTTGGGATGATCGGACGAAGGGAAGTGTTGTCTAACTTCCCAACGAAAGATCTACCCCGGCCGAAGAATCCTGTCAGCTTAACTCACGCACTAAATGCCATAGCATTGGTTGTGACTGGGTTTAAAGACCCTCGTCACCTAAGGTAAGTTTCATAATTGATTTCTCAATTGGAATAAAACTACTATGTCTGCTCTCGCAAACATCCTCGCAACGCGAATCATGAACTACGAAGGCATTTTAGGTACTTTGATTAATACCTATAGTGCAACAATAGCTTCTGATTCTACGTTCTCACCCATAGGTCAGGTTCAGCCTGGCGTTAATCGGTGGGTTGACCGCCAAGGAGGGATTCCTATTGCGTATCCCTCAGTTGATTTTTCACTGCGTCAGCCTATAAACGGCTCCCGTATGTATAAAATCATGCAGCGTGTCAGGTTTCCTGTCCTCGAAGTAACGTCTGGCGGCACTGGGTCTGGCTATGTTGCCTTGCCCAAAGTCGCATATACGCTACAAGAGACCAGGGAGATACTTATCCCGGAAGCTGCCTTGCTCGCCGACCGAAGAATCTTTTGGTCGTTGTGCCAGTCAGTCGCCGCAGATACAGTATATGCGTCGGATGGAGCACCCACCAGTGCAGTTGCTGGTGTTCTTGCTCCAGCCGTGCTTAATCTCGATCAGCCTTATTAGCTGAAGAGATTCTCTCATGCCAAAACCGTTAAGCTTTCGCTCACGGTCTAGGGGGAAGAACCCTAAGAAGGAACTTCTTTCGAAATTCCTTCACCACCGAGTGCCAGCTGATCTTTCGACCAGTGCAGTTTTTAGATACCTTGCTGATCTTGATTGTCCTCGAGCTCTCACGGTTGCTATACTCCTTAGAAATAAGGAGTATAAACAACTGTGTGAGTTAGATTTCAATCCGTCACATCACCTTGAAAGTGATCTGATGCATCGCTCCTACTGTGCAACGTTACTTTTCAAAAAGTATCAGGACTTTAAAATCCCAGATATTGATAGAAGAGACGCTGCTCGCCTTAAATTCCTTAAAACGGAAGAAAAGTGCAAGGAGGTTAATCAAATGTTCTCAAAGGTCGGTAACGACTTTCTAGATCCTACTGTACGTCTCTCTAAATTTCAGGGAGACAACGTTTGGCTGCATAATGCAGTCATTCGTAAAATTAGTAAGATTCTAGGTTCGTTTGATTTCGCAGAGTTTCTAGATTCTGCTAATTGGGGTCCAGGTGCAACTACGTTGATAAAACGCAAGTTCGCTTGTGATGCTAACAAATTCCAGCTTGAAACTGGGATCACTCGAGATCTTTACTCCGTAATCGACTCTTCCGGCTTCTTTTCAGAAAAGGGGTTCTCTCCTTTATGGTCAGAAGTTAGAAGTACGCGTTCGGGCAGGTTTAAACCTACCTTTGAGCTCGGTAATATGGTCGATTTTGTTCCGAAGCATTCATTAGTAGACAGGGCCATAGCTATTGAGCCAGGGTTAAATCTCTGGTTTCAAAAATCTATTGGTTCTATGATACGAAGAAGGCTTCGTCGCGTGGGAATAAATCTCAACAGCCAGACTAGAAATCAAATGCTTGCCTGCGAAGGCAGCATTACGAATCTCCTCTGTACTGTTGACTTTTCCTCTGCATCGGATTCCATAGCTACTGAACTAGTCAGGGAGTTAATTCCTCCTGAATGGTTTAGAGTTATGGATCTCTGCAGATCTCACTATGGCGTTCTCGATCAGGACTTAATCAAATGGGAGAAGTTTTCCAGTATGGGAAACGGCTTCACATTTGAATTACAGTCGCTCATTTTCTTTGCAATAGCAATGTGCTGTTGTGAGAAACTGAACTTACCTTATCAAGACCGCGAGCGTGTCAGCGTCTATGGTGACGACGTCATCATTCCGCAGATTGCGTTCAACCTGTTCTCTGATTTAACTCAGATTTATGGATTTACCATAAATCCCGATAAGTCTTTCGTCTCATCGGATTTCCGCGAAAGTTGCGGTGAGCACTATTTCAGAGGTGTCTCTGTTAGACCTATCTACCTGAAAAGGAAGATAAACAGCATTTCACGAGTTTTTCGTTTTCACAATGCTATTAGACGTCTATCGCATCATGGAGATTATCTCCATTTCTGTGATATCCGTTTTAAAAGGTCTTGTGATTTCCTCGTGTCATCGTTGCCCAGAGCCTTTCGACTTTGGATACCGGCTACATTAGGAGATGGCGGCTTCATCGGTAATTTTGATGAAGCCTGTCCACCGCGAAACAAGGATTATATCGAAGGATATAATGTCTTGAACCTCGTTGAGACCTCACGGTCTTTGCCGTTTGACGGTGCAGGTTTATTACTTGCATCGCTTTGGTCACTTGAGCAGAAACAAACGGATATGAATCCGTTGCAGGTGAGTAGAGCCTCTTCTAACAATAACGAATTGGATTACGATGTTGTTTCTCTTCGTAATTCAACCAAATTAAAGTTAGTCGAGTCTTGCGTTAGAACGTGGTATGATCTTGGTC